AAGGCGAAAGCCATTGACGTAGAGGTCAACTTTGTTCATCGTACTAAACTGCGCTCGTCAAATGCGTAATTGAAGGTCAGGGTGTAGTTGATGAGCTTTTGGTTGATGTGCTTTTGGTATTCGATGCTGCCACGTTCAGGCTGAACCGCTATCCATTGATTGTTTTCAAGCACCGCCACGTATTCGCTCATCAGGATGTCCTTGATTGTCTCGTCATAGTCTTGGTCTACAAAGCCCGTATTTAACGTGAGGCTATTGCGTGAGTTTACGTTGAACGAAGTGTACTTGCCAACTTCCAATGAAGGAGTTGTGAAGCCATCGTTGTAGATGCTCTTTTGGTAGGTGTCCTGCGTGAAGTTGCCACGCTCATCGCTGCGCTTGAAGAAGGTGATGAAGTCAGCAACGCCAAAGCGATTGATGAATGCAATTTGGTATGGCGTGTACTTCGGCTCGCAGATGATTTTGTATGTTGCGATTATTGCGGTTGCACCGCTTGCATACGTCAACTCGACATCGTAAGTATCAGAGCCTACGTTGTTGCTTGGCTTGATTGAACTGCCCCAAACCGTAGTATTCTGAAGGTTTGCAGGGCCAACAGGTAAGTACACCACTGCATCACGGGAATCGTTGCTTGGTGGGATTGTGATGTTTGCATTGTCAGTAGCACCGCCTTCCCAATAGATGGAAACTTTTGTTACCTCGTTGGTTGCGTTTTGGTAGATAGGCAATACCTCGTAGTTGCTTACCAACACCTGACGCTCACGTGACGTAGCAAGCAGCGATTGAGTGACTGACGTTGGGGTGATGTTTGTCATCGTAGCCCATCCGTCAGTAGTGAGGTATTTGTATGTTGACCCGCTTGCCCATACTGCGGTGTCGGGTGCTGCTCCGTTGTTTGAGTACCGCCAATCTCCCGTAGGCACAACCCATAGCACCTCACCTTGTGGGCTTTGTGTGAATCCTAAATCATTCCAAATGCTGAAGTCGTGGTAGAACTCCGAGCGCACAAGGTCGCTCACCTCAAAATTGATGACTTGGTTGATAGAGTAGTCCTTGCTCAAAGTGTAGTTTGCAGTTCCACTTGGGATTGCACCTGAAGCAATTTTCAAAGACAAACTCATCGCCTGAAGTTGGTCATTGGTCAAGGCGTTATTCTTGCCCGTGATGAACTGCGGGCTGCGAGCCATTGCAAGGCTACTTGGGGTTGCGATTACAGGTACACTCATTGTAAGTCGGTGGGTTCAATTTTAAATGCGTTAAGCAAATCAGGAGGTAGGCGGTTATAAGCTATTCTGAATGGCGTGCTAAAGAATTTCGTTGCAGGAATGCCTTGCCTGTAAACCGATTCTCTCACTGCGTATGGATTTAGTCCCTTGCTTTCTGCCCATTGTTTGAATGCGGATACAGGTGGCTTTTTGTTTTTGAATTGGAACGGACTATTAGGGGCTTTCTGCTTCCATATCTTACCCTTGTTATTTTTCCTGTTAAAGGCACTTGTGGTGTTTCTTGTGCCACCTGCTCCTTTAACGCCTTGGTCTTGGAATTGACCATAGTCCTCCATTGAAAAAACTAACGAGAACTTATCACCCGAATAGTAGATGTTGTATTTGATAGAACTGTAGAGTTCCTTGCTAAAGTTGTGGTTCCCTTTAGTTAGGTTGGTTCTTGCTTGCTGAACGACATACTTGCCGAACTTAATAAGCACCGCAGATATCAACTCCTGACGTGCCATTTAGCAGATGCTGATTTCGGTGTTGGCAAGCAGCACGTCAAAGGTTGCAGTCCATCCCGCAAGCAGGTTCTCGAAACGCTCCGAGAAAGGAACTGCCGAAGCACTGCCATCCAATTGGTACAGGTCAGAGTACAGGGTGCCTCTGCGTAGTTCCGTGATGACATCGTTGATGACTGCCAACTGAGTGTTCAGAATATCCTGCTCGTTGCTGATTCCGTAGAACGGCTCGGCTTGGTCACGGGGATTCTCTTTGGTCTCATCTACAATATCCATACAAAGCAAGCTCACGTTCATTCGGACGATTTGTCCTTCGAATGTTGCTTGGTTGATGATGATATGGCTCAATGGGAAGATGGTCTGCTTGTTCAGGTCAATATCAAAGATGTCTCCTGTGGTGACCACGTTCACTTGACTATTCGCCTCAAGGGTGTCCTTGAGCTTTTTGGTGATGTCGTAAAACTGCCTCATTTCTTTAGTTTTTCTAATTGCTTGCGCTCAACGTCTCCTTTTTCTTTGTCAAATGTGAGAAGGGTGAGGCATTGGTGAACACCCAATCTTCCCACGCTTTCAAGCCTTGTGACATCTCCTTGAGCGAGGTGGTAGAAAGAAGAATACCAACCCCACTTGAATCCGAACTGCGCTTCTGCGCTATACTCGTTTGCGGGTTCTCCAAAGAGCGAATCGTAGCGTTGAGTAAGTCGCTTCCTAAACGATAAAAAAAAAGCGTTGCGCCTAATACAACATCCATCGGTGCTTGCTTCATTAGGTCGCTATACTTCTCTGCTGATTCGTATGGCTCAATATCGTAACGCTTGCCCAAGTCCTGTGTGATGGGTCGGTACAAGACCGCCATCGTTTTGTGCAGTTCTGATGTGCTGCTCATATAATTGTCCAAATCCACGTACTCACCAAAGGTGATGTCTTCGAGGTTTGGCACAAATCCGAACTCTTGTTTGCCAATGGTGAACCTTGTCTTCAGCGATGGCTTCTCGTTGAACATTCCGTTCAGTCGATTGACCACACCTGCAAGGCTTTTGAACTTTACGTTGGGCAACTGAGCAAGAGGCACGTTGCAAAAGATTTCAAGCATCTTATGCGTCAAGAACTCCTCATCGCCTTCCAATCGTGCGAAGCGTTGGTATTGGTCGAGTGTTATTTCCGACAGGTCGGTGGGTACTACTACCTTGAGTTCCATATTCAAATAACCTTATGAATTTAGCGTATAGCATACCGCCCGTAGTTCGGTCGGCTAAGTTTGTTGTAGGTGGCATAGCGCACCGCATCAATGGCGTGGTTGAATGCATCTATGGGTTTGTTCAAGAGGTTGCCGTTCTTGTCTTCTACCCATTTGTAGTTCTGCATCTCCTTGATTAGGTTGTTGCTTCGTGGGGTCACGAATATCTTGTGACGCTTCAGCACGTCAATGCCCACTATGACGCTATCTGCGCCCTTCTGCGTGGGTTTTACGTTCCATCCCATACGATGCAGCTCCTCAATAGATTTGGGTTCAGCAGAGTCAGCAAATACCTCTGACCGCCTGTCAAGGTTTAGGGACTTGAGATGGTTGCTGATGTCGGGGTTGGTTAGTCCCGTTCGGTAGATGAGTTCATCAAGGTACAGGTTGTCTCCTGCTTTGTACACGGCTACAAGAGCAGTTGGGTCGTTGGTGTAGCCAAAGTCCATTCCGTATGCCAAGAGCGTTGCATCCTGTGGGACTTCTGCATTACCGAACTGAAAGATAGTGGCTCTGCTCATTCCACGCTCACCCAAGCCGTAGATGCGCCAATAGTCTTCATCGGTTGTTGCGAGACGCTCAATCTCTTCTACGATGGACTTGTCAAGAAAGGGATTGTCCTTGTATGTTGATTGGATGTACGTGACATCATCACGGGTCAGTAGCCTGTCATAAATCCAATGAAATGCGTCAGACGGGTTGTAGTCAATCCATATCTTGCCTGTGGTACGAACCAAGAGCTGAAAGAAGTCCTCCCAAGATAGTTCGTTTGCCTCGTTGCAGAATAGGTAGTCACGTCTTGCTCCTCGTTTCTTTTGCGGTTGGTCAAGGCTGATGAACTCAAAGAGATTGCCGTTGAGGGTGTAGGTGTAGTCGCTCTTATTATGGCGTGCCTCATCGTACAGGTCAAGGTTGCGTAGGATTTCAAAGAAGTCCCTATACGCAGTCATCTTGAGCGAGGGCAATGACTTACGCACGATGGAGTACACCTTGCCCTTCTCTTGCATTGCCATAATGATAAGCATCTGCAAAAGGGAGTAGGTCTTACCTGAACGGCTACCGCCTTGATTTACGACTATGCGAGTTGGCGCAGTATAGTTGCGCTCAAACAACTCACTTGTCTTGACTTGCAGAACGGACAATCTCTACTTTGATTTGAGTTAGCTCATCAGAGACCTCGTGTGAGTTCTCGACTCTTGCAAGCTTGGGTGTTGTGTACTCCGCCATCTTGTTCAATAGGTCAAGCGCACCCTTCGGGTCATCGGCTGCAACTTGCGTGAGCCAAATGGTCATATTCTCAAGATTGTCCTCAATCAACTTTTGGAATGCCTCACGAATCTTGTTGGTGCTTTTGTTGGGGATGCCTGCGGGTCTGCCTGCGGGGTTTAGACTTGGGCCTCCCTTTACGAGGTTGGGGTTTCCTTTTGGCATAGTTCTATTTGGATGTTTTCTAAATAACCTCACAGGTTACTCATACGCATAGCGTGTGTTGCAACGAGCAGCTCTTTGTAATGTTTCTTGTCTCCGAATTCAACGTGGCACTCACGGCACAGGGCCATCAGGTTTTCTATGGTATCAGCAGTTTTGCTTCCGCCCATCCCTCTTGAGTCTATGTGATGGATGTCTACGGCTGTTGCTCGGCATACCTCGCAGGCAATCCACGAGTTTATATCGTATCCAAATGCCTTGAGGTAGACCTTTGTGTGGTTCTTCATTTTTGGTAAATCCAACAATCGTCAATGAACGTAGCGTGTGGGAGTAGCTCATCTACTGCTTGGATTACTCCCTTCCAATTCTCGTGGTAGTCGTCTCCTGCTATGTAGCCTCCCTTCTTTACTTTGGGAAGCCATAGCTTGATGTCTTCTTTGACTGCTTCGTAGGAATGGTCAAGGTCTATGAATACCACATCTAATGACTCTGCCTTGAACTTCTTTGATGCTGCTTTGGATGTTGCTTTGATGGCGGTGTACTTGCGGTCACCCATATTCTCTACAAAGAGGTTGTAGATGTCTTTGGTCTTTGCGAGTTGGTAGTATGAGTCCAAGTATTCTGCCGTCCCTTTGAAGGAGTCAACGATGAATATGTTTTGGCCTGTTGCTTTGTCGCATAGGTAGGATGAGGACTTGCCGAGCCAAGCACCCAACTCAACGAAGGTTCCGTCTTTGGGCATATTGGCAAGCAGGTAGTCGTATGCTGCTTGGTGGTTGAACCACCCGTCTATTTGTGAGGTCGTTTTCATTTGAGTGCGTTGTAGTAGCAGAGATATTGGTCTACGCAGATAAGGGTGCCTTTCTTTGCTGCAACCTGTGCAAAGGTACCATCTGCCTCATAAGTCATTTCAAAGCGCAAGGTAGACAAGTGGTATGGCTTGAACATAAAGCAGGCAGTGTCAATGTTGCCTACCTTCGGTTGGTCGGTAGGGCGGAGCCGCCCCTCTTGTCCCCAAGTTACGATTGATGAGTCAAGCGAGTTTAGGTTGTTCCACTCCTCAAGGAAC